TCCGGTTCAATAAGATGAAACACGCTCCCCGGTGCAAACTGATGAGGTTCCTTCCAGTCTTGCACAAACCAATATGTATCCGGTTTAACACCCCGGCGGGTGTATTTAGCCGGTGAGCACTGTAGGCGCAGTGGTTTACCTAGTTGGTTTTTTCTTATTTCTAAAAAGGCATTACCAAATACGAGATAATCCAGTGCATAGCGGCTAAATTCTTGCTGACTCAACATTGGGTGCGGGATGAACGTTGATGCCAAAATATTACGCTTTACGAACATCGGCGAGCTGTGGTGAACAGCGGCACGCATGCTGCGTGCCAGCCCGTCAAAGCTGATCGGCGGTTCGTACCATTTACCGTTGCCGGTGCATTCGATGTAATCCAGAATTTCCCGCTTATCCAGCACGGGCGACGGTTCGCCAAAAGAGAATGCCTCAAAGTCTTGCCCTTGTGTGGTGGGAGCAGGGGAGGTGAGTGCCTTACGGCTTTTGCGTTTACTCATTAATAAAACTCCAAAATGTTCGGGCTGCTGTGGCCGCTGCCTGCGGTGAGCGGTTCGTTTAACAGGGCGTGCATGATTGCCCACGCGACATCGGCGTGGCTGGCTTCTTCGCTGCGGCTGGCGGTATAAGTGGAGCGTGCGCCGCTGGCGGTCATGGTCTTGCGGATCGCCATAAAGGCGGCGGTGATATCGGTGTGGCTGGTGTCGTATTCCAGACAGCCGCGCCCAATGGTGTCTTTGGCTTTCAGCACCATGGCGGTTTTGATTTCAGGGGTGTATTTGATTTCTCTCGTAGCCGGGAAGAATTCGCGCACCAATTGGAAAACCCCTTGCCCGACGGTGGTTGCATCAATGCCGATGTACTCCACGCAATATTTTTCTGTGAGGTCTTTGATTTTCTGAGCCTGATCGGCAAAGTTCATGCCCTGCCATTGGTGGCGCTCAAGTACGCGGAATTTGCCACCGGCCACCATAGGCGGGGCGATGACTGCGCACCCGGCGCTGTCGCCGCCGTTGGCTTCTGATGGATCGTAACCAATCCACACCGGGCGATAGCCAAACGGCCGCACGGCGTACGGGTTGACGTCTTCCCACTCTTCCAGCGTGTCGACCATGCAGCCTTGCAGCTCCGCGAACGGGAACACCGACGCGGTATCGTCCACGAATTCACACATCAGCAAGTTTTGATACTCACTTGGCGCGTACTCAAGGGACAACTGATTAAGGTCAAACAGGTTACAGCCGCCGGTCAGCGCATCTTCTACCGTGACAATTTGCCGCCACTGCCCATCCCCGCACAGCACGCCTTTTGCTAGGTGGCTGTGACTGAGATCAAGCTGAATGCGCTCGTTCTTGCTGCGGCGGCCCTTGTTGAACAGTTCACCAGACCAGAACGGGTACGCGGAGTGCGCCAGACTGGACGGCGTGGAAAAGTAGGTGGTTCGCCATTTAGCGTGCAATGACATCCCGCTGGCGACTTTGCGCAACTCCTGGAATTTCGGGATCCAAAAATATTCATCCAGATAGAGGTTGCCGGTGTAGCTCTGTGCGGTGCGTACGTTGGTACCGAGAAAAATCAGGCGTGCCCCGTTCGGTAACACCATGGGATCGCCCTTTAGGTCAACATCAACCTGCCGGGCAAAATCAATGATGTAGTTGCGGAATACATGCGCCTGCGCCTTGCTGGCTGACAGAAAAATCTGATTGCGGCCGGTGGTCAGCGCATCCATTAACGCTTCGCGGGCAAAATAGAAGGTTGCGCCGATCTGGCGTGACTTCAGGATGTTGCGAATACGGTGTTGAAGCCCGGCACGGTGCCAGCCGCGTTGATATTCGAAACAATCCCCCAGAAAAATATCGTTAAGCTTGGCAATGGCCGCTTCACTGAACAGGTTGCGCTCGACGGCCTTACGTTCGCCTTTGTTGCGGTTGGCGACATTCGGGTTTAAATCCGCCTCGTTGCCGCTCATGGAATAGCGATTGACCCGCGCCAGCCGTTCAATCTGGCGGCCGAGCAGGTCAATCTCTTTGAAGTCGATCCCCTCCTTTTGCGTTTTCATGATGAGCTGAATTAACCGCGCTTCCATGCTCTGCTCCACGCGGGAAATGGGCGCGATATCGTCCCATTTATCGCGCAGTTTCCAGCTCTGCACGGTCGGTGCTTTGGCATTCAGCGTTTCCGCAATTTGGCGCACAGAGAAGCCCTGCCAGTAGAGCAAGGCAGCTTGGCGGCGCGGATCGCTGATGATGGTTGTCGTCGGTGTCGTGTTCATGCTGCCAAGGCTACGGAAGCGCCGAGCGACTCGCATTAAGCCCTTGTTGTGCCTCAGATCTTCCAACCGCAACGCGTTGAGACGCGACGCCATTCCCCTGAAACTAGCTCCGAACCCAACCACCACAACTGGAGCCGTTTACATGGCAAAGAAAGTCACTAAGTTTTTCCGCATCGGCGTTGAAGGCGACACCGTTGACGGCCGCGAGATCGACGCTGCGGATATTCAGCAGATGGCCGCGACCTACAGCCCGAAAGTTTTCGGTGCCCGCATCAATCTGGAACACATCAAGGGCATTTTGCCGGATAGCTATTTCCGCCGTTACGGCGGTGTGGTTGAGCTGAAAGCCGAGAAAATCGACGAACCGGACGAACCCCTGTTGCACGGCAAGTGGGCGCTGTATGCCAGCTTGGCCCCAACCGCCGATCTGGTGTCGATGGTCGGCGCGGGCCAGAAGGTTTTCACCTCAATGGAAATTCGCCGTGACTTTGCCAAGACCGGCAAAGCCTATCTGGTCGGGCTGGCCGTCACCGATGACCCGGCAAGCCTCGGTACTGACATGCTGGAATTCAGCCGCCGCCATGAAAACATCGAGTTTTCCGCCCCGCTGGAAGTCCATTTTGATTTTGAGCCAGCCGCTGACCCGGAATCCTCCTTCTCTGCCCGTATTAAGGCGATGTTTACCCGCAAACAGGCTGGCGATGATGTGCGTTTCAATGAAATGGAAAGCGCAGTGATGACCGTGGCCGAACAGCTCCAAGAGGCGGAGGCGCGTTTTACCCAGACCACCGCCGCGCTCAATGAAGAGATCGCCGGACTCAAGCAGCAGGTAGACACCGGCAACAGCGCTTTCAATGAGCTGAAAACGCAGCTTTCGAACACCGAAGACTTTAGCCAGTCGACACGCCCAGACGCCACCGGCGGCAACGGTGCGCAGGACGTGATGACCGACTGCTAAGGCAGTCACACCCGATAAAACCGAATAAAAACAGGAATAAAAATGCGCAAGCAAACTCGTTTTAAATTTAATGCTTTTATGTCCCGCATTGCCGAGCTAAACGGCGTCGACACCGGCGATCTGGATAAAAAATTCAGCGTAGAGCCGTCTGTCACGCAGACCATCATGACCCGCGTACAGGATTCCTCCACGTTCCTGACCCGCATCAATATCTTGCCGGTACGGGAGATGAAAGGGGAAAAAATCGGGATGGATGTTACTGGCACTATTGCCAGCACCACCGATACCGCTGGCGGCGATGAGCGCGAAACCGCCGACTTTGCCACGCTGGATGCGGAAGACTATCTCTGCCAGCAGGTGAACTACGATTTCCACATTCGCTACAACACCCTTGACCTGTGGGCGCGTTATCAGGACTTCCAGACCCGCTTACGTGATGCGATTGTGAAACGACAGGCGCTAGATCGCATCATGATCGGCTTCAACGGTACGCACCGTGCGAAAACCTCCAACCGCATCAAGTTCCCACTGCTGCAGGACATTGCGCCGGGCTGGCTGCAAAAGTACCGCGAGAACGCGCCTAGCCGAGTGATGGATAAAATCGTGGGCGAGGACGGCAGCGTGGTGTCTGACAAAATCCGCGTGGGTATCAGTGGCGATTACGCCAACCTTGACGCACTGGTGATGGATGCGACCAACAGCCTGATTGCGCCGTGGTATCAGGAAGACCCGGAACTGGTGGTGATCTGTGGCCGTCAGTTACTGGCCGACAAGTATTTTCCGTTAGT